AGAGTCTTGAAACCCTAATTTAGCTAATACTTTAGTGCCAATTTTAATATCATCGTATGATGGAGCATAATCTAATATAATATCATTACTATATTTAAAAATATCAATATTATAATTTGTTAAATTTTTAACTCTTGTTTTGTCAAATATTATTTTAAATTTATTACTATCTTTAGATTTACCTATTATTCCCTTAATAAACATATGATAATTCTCTTTATCATAGGTCTCTCCTAATAAATTATCAACAGGAAATTCAGGAGGTGTGAAATGTCGTGATGGATCAAAACCTATAGTTCTATATTGGTCTTCCGAATACACATACAAGTATACTTCTTTGTAATAATCTATACAATAATTACGAGGACGAATATTATTTGTGAATTTTTGTCTAAAACCGCGCGAACATTTAAAATCATTATTGTTTTTTAATGTTCGGCAATATTCCGATATTTCTTTCTTTTCTTTATCATTTTCAAAATGAGTATAATCACTATCAACAACACTATTTTCTACACATAATACCTTTGATGGGTATTGACATTCTCTACAACTACCTTCAACATTAAGCAACTCTACCATATAATTTCTTAAAATATTATGTCCGTCACCTTTTACCTCGCTATCTATTATTTTGTTACCATTTATTATAGCAATTCCGCGAGGATAATTATCTTTGTTTTCATCATATACATCTTTAGCATCGTCATATGAACAATATTCTTCGTGTCTATGGTCTAAACCACTACTTAAAAATACCACATAAAATGATAAATCTTTACATATTTCCATAGAACCTATTTTTTTCATTTGTTCTTCGGCTTCTTCTCTATTACATTTATCGATTGATGCAACTTTACCATTCCATTTTGATATAACACTGAACTTTTTATCACCACATTCTTCTAATCGCAATCCATCTTCGGGGGTGTGTGTTAAACATGCATTAGGATCATATTCTGTATTAGTTAAAACGCGTATATTATTATCAACAAATTCGAATTTTTGGTTTTTACTAGCATCATTTACACATGTATCTAAAAATAAATAATTATTTTCATCATTTGGATTAACACTTATATTAGATTTTGGGTCTCCATCATAGGTTAAACAGGCCTCAGGATTACCTTCTAATCTAACAGTATTATCTTCATAAATATTCCAATTTGTTCCAAAATAATCACGACTTTTACATGATTCAAATCTAATCTTTGGATTATCTACTACGTCTATGTTTGTTTTTGTACTAGTATCTAAATTTGTAGATACACTATCATAAAAGGACGACCAATATGGTTGAGGGAGCGCCATACACATTTTACTACCATTCTCACTTGGTGTATAACTTAATAGCTTACCATTACTATTTTCTAATTTCATTAGATAATCGTATACATCATTTCCACCACTTTCAACTATTGAATCAAACGCTATTTTAAATAGTGTAGCTTCTTTTTCTTGTTTAGATGATAAATTAGAATCTAAATATAATCTATCAAAATAATCTTTATCTTCGGTAATAAAATCATACATTTTAAATTCTACTTTATTAGGAATTAATACCTGATGTTGTATTCCTTGTTTGTTATTTAATTTAACAAATGGATATGGTTTCACGTAATCATGATTTGTAATATTCCAAAGCGATAATTGTGACGTTTCATTATAATATATGGGAGTTCCGTATGGATCATTTGTATCTGGTTTATCTTGTATAGATGTATCTGGTTTAATATCTCTAATATACTCTTCTTTAATATAATCAACAGATATACATACGACATCATTAATAGACGGTTTTTTGTACCCTTTTACAAATAAGCATCCCATATCCATAAAACCATCATTTGGTATGGGTTTCCAAATAGACATTTCACCATTTGCTTTTTTATCATCATCTTCGTTCTCATTATCCCATACTAATTCATAGTCGCGTGGTTTATCGGTTGCACCTGAAAAAAGTTGTGTGGAGAAATTTTGTTCTGGTTTTAATATATCGCTTGAGGCTTCTATTACTTTACGTGTAGGACGTTTTTTTGAAACACATTTATCACCATCCGCTTCATAATCTTCTGTACAATCTTCATAACAATTAATATTATTATCATCATTAGCATCATTACTATATCCTGTTGGACATACAACCCTATTATCGGGTAATGTAGGACCTGTAACTGTAGGACCTGTATAAACTGGACGAGTTTGTGTTTCATATGTAGGTAAAGCATCAAACCCATCAGTATTTCCTGAATTACCAACAGTTATTTTATCCATCCTATCTTCTTCTACTACTATATCACCTACAGGTAAAAATCCACTATTACTATTAAATTTAGGTTTCAATACAACAACGTTTGATTCATTATCCGAAGTCAAACGGAACTTAATTTCATAGTCCTTAACTTCTCTAACAAATAATTTTTTTCTTGAATTAAAAGCACTTCGTATTTTCAAATAATATAGTCGTTCTTTATCATTCATAGATTTTACCACTCCAAAACTATTGTAACCTTTCTTAGCAATTGGTGAGTTTAATGAAATAAAAGATGCACTATCATTAAATTTATATACTATACTGCTATCAATATTTTTACCTTTATCTGATGTATCGGGAGATTTTGTAAAATATAAGTAGCAACAACATTCTTGAAATGTTAAATATCTATTATCATTATTTTTAAAAGATACGTAGCCTGGTTTTTTATTTAAGGCTTCAACTATTCTAAGTTTTGAATTATTACTATTATGATCTAAACTAAATTTAACAGAACGATCATCTTGACCTGTTATTAATCGCAATTTATCATTTTTAAATGGTGTAATAATAGATTCTCTTTCATTAAGCAAATTATCTAAGAAATTATAGTTAATATCTAAAACAATATCACTTTTAAAAGATGGTACCAACGAATTAATTGATACACTTTTAGGAATATTAATACTATTAATTAACACTTTTGGTTTAAAAACTATGGATTGTTTTATAAATGTGCTAAAATAGTCCTTCATATATTGGTCTATATGATGGAAATTCATCGCTACAAATTGACACCCTTTATACATAATATCCTTAAAATTATAATTCTTAGAAACACCTTTTGAGTCTGGTATAACAATTGTTAAATTATTTTTATTATACTCTTCCAATACTTCCACTTTACTATGTTTATCATGCACCTCTAATGTAATATAATCTCCTAATTCTTGATTCGTTAAAAATACCTCTTTATTAAACACTATTTTATTTTTAGTTATAGCATCAATAGGAAATATATATTCGCCTGAATTATTACCTCCTTTTTTAGATCCACTAATATATGCACCATCTCCTTTTGTTATACCATAATTAAATAAATTAATGTTGTTATCTACTATTTCAATATGGTCTCTAAAATGTGTTTTAGATTCATGAGATCCCGATACATTCGCAGAAACAAATTTAATTTTATTACTATTTATTTTTAATTTTGGACCCATCACATCTTCTTTATCTAACAACACTTCATTATAGGTTATACGTTTTAAATGACCTGAAGTAGTAGAACAATTAATAAGCTCATCCAGTTTACTATCTTTATAGCCATCACTACTTAGAATAACACATTTTCCAGCTAATTCACATATTTTAGAATAAGCTATATTAATATGGTTGTATGAGCGAGGTAATAAATATTTACTTAAGTATTTGATTAAAATATCGTGAACTTTATCTAATGTATTTATATTTTTTGTTTTTATATTCAAGAAAACAAATAATGGGTCATTAGCATTATCTAAATACCGTTTATTAAATGCATGACTACCAATAGCTTCAATCGCATCTTCAACAGTAATATAATTAAAGGTTAATTGATTATTACCGAATCCGTGAAATATAACTGGAATCGTTTCATTCTTTAATTCTTTATCGTATATCGGTATTTCTATATACCGCGCGCCAAAATAAAGCACCTTTTTAAACATTTCCACGCTAACATAATCTAAAATTTGATGCCCTACTAAAAAACTATTATAGCTACTTGAAACATAATACTCGCATAATTTTTTATATTTATATGGATTTTCCCTACTTTCTGGATTAATTTTATAAAATGTTAATTCAACTAATACAGGTTCTGATTGAGCTGTAGTTGGATCTATAGCAGGAAACTTAGTATCATTTGAAAAATATAATTTGGATGAATTCGTGGGATCAATATTTTTAATTTTGTAGGGTTGATTTATTAAACTATCATATTTAGTATCGGATTTACCTCTTATTTCAACCACATATTCAGCTGATAAATTATAGTTCCATAAATCAACCTTTTTAGAAGTATTAATGATTTTAATACCATTTTGGATTCCTATTAATGGTTCAATATCTACCAATAATTTATCAACATTAGTATTAAATTGACCACAATAATCTATTTGAAGTCGTGGCGAATCATATGCTAAAGCATTATTTATATATTTTAATTTTTTAGATACGCGTGTTTTTTCGGAATAATAGTATGTAAATAAAATGACTACTATAATTAACACTATTAAAGCTACTATATTTTTATTGTTCTTAATTAATAAATATATTTTTAGAAAAGATGATACTATGATTTCTTTAATTTCTTGTAAATCCATTATATTTTAATTAGATTTTAATTTATATCTTTTTAACATTATTAAAATATATTCTAATATTATAATGCGTTCAAATAAAAAATCACTTCCTAAACAATATAGTTATAATCCTCGCATGTTCAATATGGCAGGCAATGAAGATTGGTATAAACAATACAAGCACATTCTCGAAAACAACCAGTCATCAAAAACGCCAGAAGGAATCTTAGTTAATCTTTCAAATTCTAAAAATGAACCTAGAAAAAAGGGATCAAAAAAGGGATCAAAAAAGGGATCAAAAAAGGGACCTAAAAAGGTATCAAAAAAGGGATCAAAAAAGGGACCTAAAAAGGGATCAAAAAAGGGACCTAAAAAGGTATCAAAAAAGGGATCTAAAAAGGTATCAAAAAAGGCACCTAAAACACGTGTAGGAACATTAGTTAATCTTTCAAATACTGTAAAACCTCCTATGAAAAGTAAAAAAAATATAGTGACCATAGAGACATTTAACGAAACAAGAAAGACACCACCTGGAGGAACACTCCATAGAAATAGTAATGTTTTATTAGAACCTATTAAAATGTCTAAATCAAAAAAATATCCATTAATAGAATTTTAATAAAATACAATTAATTTTACAATATGCATAATTTATTAAAATTCACAAATTATAATGTTTTATTTTTTAGTATAAGACTATCAATTTCTTCCACAGTATTTATTTTTAATTTCATTTTAGCATCAGCTATCTTTTTTAATTCTAATAATTTTTTTCGGCCAAGTGATGTCTTAGTGGCAACTTCTTTTGTTTTAATGGTATTTTTTATATTAGACACATTAGTTTTATATTGCGTTATTTCGGTATTACTGCATTTTCTTACTGATAATTTAGATTTTTCAAAAAATAGGGTGTTAATATTTAAACATACTTGTACTAATAAATTATAGTTATTGATTGTTGAAGACACATGATAATTGTCTGTAAAATATTTTATAGCAAACAATAAATAACATGATTTCTTTGATTTACTAGATGATTTGAACTCAAATTTGTAGAGTTTGTAGAGGGCTTGAATATTTTTATTAGCAAAATCATTTTGGGTTTTAACTCCTTCTTTTAAGATTATTTCCCATATAAGCCACACTAAATCATTATAGTACTTTTGTTCAACATTATTAATTTCACGATAACCACATGCATACATTTTATCTTTTTTAGTATTTTTCTTTTCCCATTCTAATATCCAACTTAACCAATACACACACAACTCATATTTCCGGTTTATTAAACAATAATTAAATTCGTTTAAAATTATTTTGGTTTCATTTGGATCGCCATATTTAAGCTTATCATTAATCAAATTAGGACTATTTGCCAATATTTTTGTTTCTAAATAATGCATGTTAAAATCCGAATCCTTAATTTTAGAAAACCCTAATGATTTGGTCTTTAATGAATTACAAATTATAAAACAGGTTTCAGCTACCAAATTCCGATAACATTGGTTATTCCTTACCGATAATACATTGCTTTTTCTAACTAAATCAATATGTTTAGAATATTTATTATAAAGAAAAAATCCCATACACGGATTATTAATATTAATATTCTTAATTCCGATTGTTAACACCTTTTCCCAAAACTTATTAATATGACCACTTATAAGCAATTCTATTGCCCAATTTACAGCTTCTTCTAATTTACATCCCATTAATGATTTAGTTAAAGCATTTACTACATCCTTTATTAAATATTTACTAAAACTTAATTTAGCAAATTCTTTTGTTGATCTGATATCATATATGATATACTCTTTTGGTATTGAATTTACCATGTATTAAAACTATAGATAATAAAACTAAACTTTTAACAAACTTTAGAAAAGTTTTAACAAAATAAACTTTTTGGTCAACCTTTTTTCTAAAAAGGTTTAAAAAGTTTTAACAAAATAAACTTTAGAAAAGTTTTAACAAAATCTAAACTAAACTTTTTGGTCAACCTTTTTTCTAAAAAGGTTTAAAAAGTTTTAACAAAATAAACTTTAGAAAAGTTTTAACAAAATCTAAACTAAACTTTTTGGTCAACCTTTTTTCTAAAAAGGTTTAAAAAGTTTAAACAAAATCTAAACTAAACTTTTTGGTCAACCTTTTTTCTAAAAAGGTTTAAAAAGTTTTAACAAAATCTAAACTAAACTTTTTGGTCAACCTTTTTTCTAAAAAGGTTTAGAAAATTTAAACAAAACTATTGGTTTTTCCCAAGCTTTTTTCTAAAAAGCTTTAGTGGAGTTGTGTATCAGGTGTATGTGTTGTTGATACAGTTTTGCTGTCTGATAATGACCCTTCTTTTCGGTAGATTCCCATAGCATGAATTAATCCTGGGAAATAAAAGCATGATGTAAATACAAAACTAAATACTATCCTTATAAAATTTTTCATTGGTTCAGGTGCATAGACTTCTTTTAAAATGACCCACAAAGGAGGAAATATTACCATAATCAATATATCTTTTAACATTGATGGATAACATATTGAACCTGGTTCTATTGTATCTGCCATTTAAATTATAAATATATTTTATTTAAAATACGGTACCACATTTATCTTTATTTTTCATAACATGCAAAGCGTGAATAAATCCTGGAAAATAGAAGCAAGATGTAAATACAAGGCTCATTATAATTTGTCCCATATTAAGATGTTCAGTTATTTTTTTATCATCACTACCTTTAAAATAATTTTCTAATTGATGTGTTATAACATATAATGGTGGGAAAACAATAATTAATATTAAATCAACAATTATTTTAGGTATACACAATTTACCATATCCTAGTCCTCCATTCATAAATTTATCAACTAATGTTCCTTCTTGATACTTAACCATTATATATACACTATAAATTAATTTAAATTTTGTAGTTCATTAAGTTCTTTAACTTCTTTCAGTTCACTTATTTCATTACTTGAACTATTGATAACCGAAAAGGCATATATTAATCCTGGGAAATAAAAACATGCTGTTAGTATACAACATATTAATATTTGCTTCATTCCTTTAAAACCTTTAGCCATAAACACCCCAAATGGAGGGAATAATATGGTTAATATTATCCGAATATACCATAAATCAAATCCTCGTGCTCCACCTTCACTTTTATCACATTTTCCGGTTGATTCGTTAAAATGTTTTTTCTGTATATTTCCCCATAATAGACCATGTTTTACATTTTTCATAATAGTTCCAAATAAAGCATTAAATATAGAAAGCCATATTCCATACAATAATCCTTGATTTGGTCTTTCACTCATTACATTACATGGTTCTTTCCTTATATCTAAACACCTTCCAGTATTGCTTAATTCTATATCACCATTTAAACAATTTTTTTCTGCAATCCTACGATTATCTGTACAAACATCAGTATTTATTACAATAACATTAAATAAATTACCAATAATACTAAATAATTTAATAAGTATCTCTGTAATTGGACCTCGTTCTCCTGCCTGTAATGCTATTGTATCATTATTCATTAGACCATATTGTTTAGAATCATCTGCTTCACCAAATAAAGCATTAAATGCAGTATCTTTATCTACTTTAGGAGCTTTTACACATTTTCTCGATAACAAATTATTATCATTATCATATATTGGCACACACTCACCCGACATACAATCTTTATTTGTTTTACATTTTTTAGTGTATTTATTATTAGTATTTGTTAAACAATATCTTCCTTTAGGCTTATTATTCTCATAAACTAATTCACATACATTAGAGTCGCAATCTTTATTCGAATTACAAGCTTGATTATAACTAATAGATTCCATTAATTATTTAATATATAAAAAACTTTTCTAAAAAGTTTTAACAAAAATAAAAAATAAACTAAACTTTTTCTAAAAAGTTTTAACAAAAATAAAAAATAAACTAAACTTTTAGAAAAAGGTTGACCAAAAAATAGTAATAGTTTTTGTTAAAACTTTTTCTAAAAGTTTAGTTTAGTTTAGCATAAGACATGGAGTGCTGCGAACAGGAAACCTGGGAAATAATACATATAATACGTCATACCACTACAAACTATAACCATAAATATAGTATATATCCATGGTGCAAACCCATATATTCCTCCTTTACCTAAATCTAAATAAAGTGCTAATGGTGGACACAACACTAATATTAATAAATTTATCCATGTTGGTTTAGCACATACTGATTTAGACCCATCTTCTATACCGAATATTCCACCAGTTCCATCAGGATCTTTATCTTCTGGACTTGTTCCAATATTATTAAATTTGTCCATCAACGCACTAAGCATACTATTAATACCAATTGTAGTACCATAAATAACATCATTTAATAGTTTATCTGGTCTAAATATTTGTGGAATGATTAATATTATTTGTTTAATTATAAGGAATAAATCTTCTAATACGCCTCCTATACTTTTAAATATATCGGCAAAACCATTAGCGACATTTGCTAATATATCAATAAATCCTCCATCTATATTAGTATATAAATATAAATTATCGTTATTTTTTATTTTATTTTCAAGTAATGTTAAATCATCATTAACTAATTTAGACCCTGTTTTTAATTTTATATTTCCTTCTATTTTATATTCCTTTTTAATTCTTTTAATTAAATTCTTACAACTAATACTATTTACAATACTATATTTTTCTATAGAACCATCAAATAAATGGATAAATATTTGTATCTTCATTATATATAAACTTTTAAAAAAAGTTTTGACAAAAAGAAAATAAAACTTTTAAAAAAAGTTTTGACAAAAAGAAAATAAAACTTTTAAAAAAAGTTTTAACAAAAAGAAAATAAAACTTTTAAAAAAAGTTTTGACAAAAAGAAAATAAAACTTTTAAAAAAAGTTTTGACAAAAAGAAAATAAAACTTTTAAAAAAAGTTTTGACAAAAAGAAAATATAAACTTTTAAAAAAAGTTTTGACAAAAAGAAAATAAAACTTTTAAAAAAACTTTTAGAAAAAGAAATAAACTTTTAAATAACTATAGTTTTGTTAAAAATTTTCATAAAAGTTTTGACAAACCTTTTTCTAAAAGGTTAAGTTAGCATAGTACGTGTAACGCAGCGAACAAGAAGCCAGGAAAATAATACATGTAATAGGTCATCCCACTACATATTATCACCATAAATATAGTATATATCCATGACGCAATTCCGTATATACCACCTTTTCCTAAATCTAAATAAAGTGCTAACGGAGGACATAATACTAATATCATAAGATTAATAAATGTCGGTTTAGTGCATATAGATTTAGATGTATCATCTATACCGAATATTCCACCTGAACCATCTGGATTTTTATCTTCAGGACTAGTTCCAATATTACTAAATTTATTCATTATTGAAGTAAGCATACTATTAATACCCATTGTAGTACCATAAATGATATCATTTAATAGTTTATCAGGATTTAAAATATTTGGAATTAATTTTATAATATTTATAACAACCTCAACTAATAATCCGGCTATTTCACCTAGCTTAACAATACCATTTGCTATAGATTTTATAGGTGCAATAATTGGAGCAAAAATACCACCTCCTGTATCTTCGAAATGTTCCATAATCATATAATACTCTAATATAATATATTTAACAATATATTTAGTTTTATGCTAAGCATTTGAGAAGATTAGCATAAAACATGTAATGCTGCGAATAAGAATCCTGGAAAATAATACATATAATAGGTCATTCCACAACATATAATCACCATAAATATTATATAAATAAACCCTGTTATTCCATTTATACCACCACGTCCTAAATGAATATATAATGCTAATGGTGGGCATAAGACTAATATTATTAGATTTATTAATGTTGGTTTAATACATACAGATTTATTTGTATCATCGATGCCAAATATTCCACCAGTTCCATCGGCGGCCTTTTCTTCCATTGTTTTTTCTGTAGAAAAACTTAATTTATTCATTAATGCCGATAACATATTATTTATACCCATAGTAGTACCATAAATAATATCATTTAGTAGTTTATCTGGTTTAAATATATTAATTGCAATTTGTATAATCTTAGGTATTAATGCAAAAACTTCACCTATAAGAATAGCAATATCAACTATACCAACAAGCATTTTCTTTAATGGATCTAATATAGGTCCAAAGGATTTATCTAATAGTTTATTAAGTGGATTACCACCATTTAATCTATTATAAATTTCTAATGTATCATTATGATTTATAGAATGTATATCAGTTAATAATTTATTATTATGTAAAATATAAAAATCAGATATACTATAATTTGTTTTAATTATATAACACAATTCTATAATAGTTGTGGGTAATGTTTCTATTTGTATTGTATTATCATTATAATTTATATAGACATTCGAAATACTTTTCTCTTTAAAGCAATATTTACCAAAATTAGTTTCTTTTTTGGATATCATTATAATTAGTAGCTATTATTAATTTCTAATAATAGTTATTAAAAAAAATAGACATATAATTAAAATTATAAGACGGAAAATACCAAGTGAATCTTTCATATTATACTATAAGTTTCTTTTTTATTTTTTTAATAATCGTAAATGTATATGGATTATATTAAAAATATGTACAGCACTTATATTTACAATTCAACACATACAGATAAAATGTTTAGAAAGCCAAATGGCTACAAAAATATAAATACTTCATCAGTTATTAATCATAAATAAACTTTTTCTGAAAAGTTTATATATTCTAATTATAATGATACAAGTAATTAGTTATTCAATATTAGCTGCTTTAGGATGGGGTATTTCTCCTTTTTTTGATAAAAAATCTATACTTGTATGTAATGATTTACAGGCCGTATTTTTAATGAAATTTGCATGGCTATCTTTCTTTATATTGTTAGGTGGATTATTTTACAATAAAAATAGAATAAATATGAATAATATAAAGAAAGCCTCAAAACCTGTATTTTTTGCTTCTTTAGCATTATTTGTTGGTCATTATTCTTTTATAAAGGCGTTGGACTATAGTACTGATACAACAATGGTTGTATTAATAAGCTATGTATTACCATTAATTATAATAGCAATATTATCATATTTATTTTTAAATGAAACTATAAATATGGGTATGTTATTTGGTATGATTGTAACTATATTAGGTATAGTAATATTTGTTTATTATAAAGATTAGATTAAGTGTATCACATTATACAAAATTGATTTGAATCTGATTTAAAATATTTAAGCACAACAAAACAAACTAACATGGGTGCATACTATTCTGTCATGATTGAAACTGCATACGAATACTACTATGGTTCTACAGCGTCTTCTACTGATGTTGCTAAAGATAATGCGTGTGATACAGTTAAACAACTTTTTACAACACCTGAAATGTTCGCATATCTTGGAAATTATCCTGAACTAATTAAAAAGTTGAAATCAATTAAGAAAGATAAAATCATTGTGCCTATAGATGATATCGACGAATTCATAGATGATATTGTAGAATTTATAGACTGTTATATTGATTTGAGAAAAATGGGAGGAAAATATAGTAAACTATGGAAAGGATACGTCCATCACGAAGATAAAGATGAGCGTTTCGCAGAAATTAAGAAATACATTATTAAAATTCTTACTGTGGATGATTCAACCGAAAAAGCTGATAAATCACTCGATGTTTACCTAAAGAAAATTATTACTCATTTTACAGGCGATGAATGTGGTGGTTTTAATCTTGTTGATACTCGCGAAGGTGATGATCTCAGTTCAACCATTAATTATATGCATCAGCATAAAAGAGAAAATATACACGACTACATTAATAAACAACTGAACGGAAAATCAGGTTTCGTGTTTTGTACCGAACATGATTGGGATAGTTGTCTTGAAGATGGAGCTGATTACATAATGTTCCATAGATTTAATCCATATATACATAAAGATAATACAGCAAAAGGACTTTATTATAGTCCTGAATTGACTATTACAGAATTTGATATAGAGACTATGCGAACACATATGACAGGTAAACCATACTTCGAACATTTTGATACGTATCTTGATAAATATGTTGTGTTCAGTGTTAAGAATCAGTATTCTAAAAAAGATGAACTGTTTCATGATGAAGTCATCGTTGTTGGACTTCACTGTAAAAGCATAGGTTCTAAATCAGATATTGAAGATAACATGATGGAATACAGATTTCTTAAATCGGTCATTGATAGTTTTAGAGGACTAAACCGTATTGTGATTGGTGACTTTAATCTTCCTGAGTTCAGTGAAGGTGTCGACTATTTCGGACTTGGTGCTGAAGAACGTATAAGATATCCAATCCAAAACTCATTTAACAGTGAATTTGAAAACACCGATACTTTCTTGACACAAGGTTTTAAACGATGGTCAAATTATACTAAAGATGAAGTTGCTGAAAAGGAACGAATAGGTCATGTGGGAATTAATTCGCAAAGTGTAGGTGGAAAATGCTTTGTTCGTGAATACAACACAGATTTAATATACGGAGACCTAAATATTGAGGTAACCACTGATTCGCGACTGTTTCCGCATGTACCGAAAGTACCATACATTACAGGAAATCGTATTAATAGTGTAGAAGATGAATTGGCGTTTGATTGGCTGTCCGACCATCAGGCATCAGAAGTTATTGCCGAGGACGAACATCATAATATTTACACTATTTCGGCTTATAATGTTCTATCTAAATGCTGTAGTGGTGGACAACCATTTAAAGAGACTCTTACTTTCGAACACATTGAATCTGTGCGAGAAGAAATGTGTGGAATTATATGTGAACTGACAAACATTATTGTAGCCCATTTATAAATATTTAAATATTTATAAATAATAATGAACTTATTAGATAAAAATGCTTCTAATTTAAAAAAACTTTATAAAACGCAAAATCCAGATAGTGTAACTATTTATAATTTTTTCCCTTTTAAGAAATTATCATTAAAAGAAAAAAAGGAGCTATTAAATGAAAAAATTACTATTTATAAAAGTAAAAAAAGTAAAAAAAATAAAAAAAGATCTTCTAAAGGAAAACAAAAAGTTTCTAATAAAAAAAAGTAAAAATATATTTAATATACTTTATTGAGACAATACTATTTTTTTATTTTCGCCTATAAATACACTATGTTCAAATTGTGCCACCTTAGCTTCCTTGTCAGATTCTAATAATGGAGGATAACTATTAATATATCCATTGCTAAATAATTCTTGTAGATTTGGTAAATAATTGGTATGATTATTGTTAATAGTATCTATAAACCGAGGACAAAATGGTAGTGTCTTAAAATGTTGTGTAATTATTCGGGAAACTACATTCGTTTTTTTGGTTGTAAACAGTGGAATTCTTTCAACTTCTGGTTTCAACATATAGTGACTATAATTTAGAGGATTCATTCCTAACCTAGTAGTACCATTTCCATTACTAACAAATATTTCAATCGCCATAACTTCACCATCATCTACTTTTAAATCATCATAAGCCGAATTATGTTTTGGCTTCCCATACAACAGTTTACCGCCGTGTATTTTCCATTGTAGTATATTGTGTCCTGCTAAATTATCAATCACTTTTAATGGTATTCCCTTATACTCGTAAGAATCAACAATTTCTTGTGATATTGCACTTAAGTCGCCAAACCGCGAATCAACACCCATATTTTTTATGACTCCATTTACAGCTTCTCGTGATGCCTTAAGGATCTCACTATATTCTTCGTTTAAATTTATAGTAAATGCGGAATCTACAATACATCCGTCAATATGGACGCCGTAATCTATTTTCATGACATCGCTAAATTTTAGAACAGAAGCGTCTTTATAACTCGGCGTAAAATGTGCAGCTATATTATTTACCGAAATGCCTGTTGGAAATGCTATTCCATTATTAATATGTGTTAGTTCATTACATTTATTTAGATTACTCATTTCATCTGCTATTTTAGTTTCTATTATTTTGACTATATCAATATATTTGATTCCTTCGGTTAAATGTGGTGTAATATAGTCACGGACTCTCCTATGGATTTCTCCAGCTTTAATATATTTATCTATATTTTGATCCATTATTTACTTATCATTTCTAAATTATACTTAAATAGATTATAGTTTAAATAAACTATTTTAATATTATAGTTTTAATTAAAATATTTTATTATAGTATAAAAATGAAGAGTAGAATTAAAAATAAGATGAGAGGAGGTTCGCCAGCATATGATTATCATGTGGCCGAAGGATTTTTAAATAATGAAGCAACAATACTTAGTAATATGGGTATAACACAATTAGAATCAGGTCCTGTTGAAAATTATGCTAATTTATATCAAATTTCAGGCGGTGGAAGAAGAAGACGGCGTCGGAGTGGGACTCAGAGAAGAAGAAGAAGCGTTCAAAAATCCAGAAGAACATCTAAAAGAAATACTTCATCAAGACAAAAAAGATCAAATAAACGATATGGATCTCGCAGACGTGCTCGCAGCCGTAATAAACGTTGTGGTTGTGGGAAAAAAAAATAAATAAACTAAACTTTTAAAAAAGTTTTAACAAAATAAACTAAACTTTTTTAAATCTAAATAATTTTGATTTAAAAAAAATATAATTAGAATTAATATATGGTTGGAAGTAATATTCAGTTATTTGCTATTGGACCTCAAGATTTTCATTTAACCGGTAATCCACAGATTACTTTTTTTAAAAGTGTTTTTAGAAGACACACTAATTTTATGAAAGATATCCGAAAAATTAATTTTTCAGGTGATTCGCCCACATTTGGGTCTACAGATATAATCGCTAAAATAAAACGCGATGGTGATCTGATAAGTAACATTTATGTTGAAGCCACTATTACTGGCACTACAGATAAAATTGGAGCTTACACAGTGAACCATTTTGGAAACAGTCTAATTAAAAAAGTAGAAATAGAAATTGGTGGCTATGTTATAGATACCCACTATTCTCAATGGCTCCAAATTTACGATGAATTAACCCAAGATATTTACAATAACAAACAGAGCAGTAGTGGTCTTAAAGGTGGTGTTTACAGTGACCTTAATTTCACAAGCGATTTAGATCCTACTGAATTCAATTCAAACAATCGCATTAATGCCGATAATCCTCTAGTATTTGGTGGTTCACGTAAAAATGAAAACATATCGTGTGGAACAGGTACATACACTAAAAAATTCATAGTTCCACTTAACTTTTGGTTTACTAAAGATCCAGGATTATATTTACCGTTGTGTGCCATTTACAAACATGATATTAATTTAAAATTTACGATTGAAGATAAACATAAATTAATAGGCGACTCAACACATATTACTTCTCTAACCGGGTCCTTCAAAGTCTACGGTGAATTTTTTCATCTTGAAGATGAAGAAAAACGGCGATTTAGTCAATCAAATCATGAGTATATTATAGAGCAAGTTCAATTAAATAATAATGGTCCAAATAAAACATCGGATACAGTTGATAGTAATAATCAACTCGTAAAAATAGATTATGAATTGAATTTCAAACATCCAATTAAATATATGGCATGGGTTATAGTAAACGAAGGGGCTAACTCTATATCACTATCAAATAATTCAGGACAAGGACCATGTTATTTTGTATCACAATGCTCTAACTCTATTTATGGTAATGATGCGAATGATGGAAATGTTGAACTTTTATTAGATGGTGTAGAAAGAGAAATGGAATTACCACTATTTTATTATACGCGCCTATATCCTCAAAAATATTGTAAAAGTGTCCCCGAGCTTGATCGTATAGGATTATATTCGTTTGCATTAAATCCTTTTAAAATAGAGCCTTCGGGAACCTGTAATTTCTCAAAGATTAACGACAAAAATATTAAAATAGCTTTTGCCAATAATAATACAATTAATATTATTGATAAAGACATATACTTTTTTGGAGTCAATTATAATGTATTAGTTATCACCGATGGTATGGTGGCTGTAAGATACACTTAAAGCTATTTTACAGATAAATCTTTATATCTTAGTCTTATTCTTAGTACAACCCAAATAAGGGACACACGATGCACGCATAGTAAATCCTTTTATTTTTTTAGATAAACATTTTTTTTTTGGATATTTACGTGGTAATTCAAATATTTTAGTGTCTTTTTTACGTATACATTTTTTATCTGTTTTTTTAGATTTACAACAATTCACTAATTTTTGTTTTTTTTTCATATATATATTTAAAGATATTTAATACTACTATTACAATGAATAATCAAAAATTAAACGAAGCAACTTCTGCTGCAACAGCAATTAGTCATCAATTGATAGATAATTTTCGTGATCTGGGACACGATATAATTAATAATGCCGTTGGTATGTCAGTTCCAATTATTAATACTATGGTAAATACAAATATAAATGTTCCCAAACAATTAGATACAATCAATTATTATAAAAAAGAAAAGGGAAATACTATATTACTTCTTTGCGAATTACCAGGTGTTTCTAAAAAATCGATGACTTTAAATTATAGTAATAATGTGTTACGAATAGGTGGACATACAAAATGGGATGATGAGTGGTTAGACATTGCAGATAAAAAATATTACCGTGAAATTAATGTAGGTAATATTGTTAAAGAAACTATTAAAGCTAATCTTGAAAGTGGTGTTTTAAGAATAACATTACTTAAAAATTGTGTTGAAGATTTAGAATCAAATATTGAAATAAATTAATATATTTTAATCAAAGTTAAGAATATAACACTATTTATAAATTATGGATAAATTTATTAAAAATAATAGGGTGTGTGTAGTATATTTTACAAATAATGATTTTCAGGACTTAAATAATAAAATAGGTTGTTTGAAACAATCAATAGGCGAATCTAAAATTATGTTTATTGATAGTAATGCAGAATTAGATTTGATAGATGAATTAAATATTAAAAGTGTTCCGTTGATCCATATCTATAAAAATGGTAAATTAATAGAAGAAATATTTGGGACTTACACTAATATATGTGACATAATCAGATTACATTTTTAAAAAAAATTTCTAAAATCATTTAAAATCATTTTAAACTATTAATATAATGAATATTAATGATATAGTTGAAATTCGCACATTCGATGATGGTAATCAGAGATTTCAACATTACACTAATAAATGGAAAATAATGGAAAAAATGTATAATGGTGGAAAACTTAAACTAATGAATTGCGATCAAAATGATATTATTATTAATTCTATTTCAGCCTGGAAAACAAGAATAATGATAAAATTATTAGACAAAAGTTAAGTTTCCATCACGTTTATAAAACGAAAATGTAAAATAGTCTTCTTTATCAAATTCTATAATTCTAAGTGGATACGAATATTCATCTATAATTTTTATATAATTTTTACATATTATCAATTGAAAATTATTTGGTAATGTATCATCAAGTTCTAATATAAATATTTTTAATAATTTCTTTATTTTAATATCACATAATTTGTATAAATTAGGTGAATTACTAAACATTTTTAGTAACACCGATATATTTAAATGAAATGCTTCCGTTTCATTCATACAATGACTACATATTCCATATTTGTAATACTTAGTATTATTTTTGGTTTTACAAATAAGACATATTTTAGTTGGTGGAAAAGATTTTAGGGGGTTTTCTTTTTTAGATTTAACCAATAAATCATAATGGAATTGGCATAAATACAGTTTAGAATTTGGTATAGATTTTTGACCACATATTCCATTTACCGAGAATCTATTATTTAGTGGTGCTAAACAATATGGCATATAACATTATATTATTTTTTTATTTAAACTAAACTTTTAACAAAACTAAACTTTTTTATAAAAAGTTTTAACAACAGTTTTAACAAAACTAAACTTTTTTATAAAAAGCTTTACCAAAACTAAACTAAACTTTTTTATAAAAAGCTTTACCAAATTAAAGTATTTTTGCTTTACTTTTTCTTAAAAAGTATTTATAAAAAGCTTTACCAAATTAAAGTATTTTTGCTTTACTTTTTCTTAAAAAGTATTTATAAAAAGCTTTACCAAATTAAAGTATTTTTGCTTTACTTTTTCTTAAAAAGTATTTATAAAAAGCTTTACCAAATTAAAGTATTTTTGCTTTACTTTTTCTTAAAAAGTATTTCTAAAAAGTTTTTTTTTTCTTCATGCTATTAACAAATATGACATGGAGAAATATACAAGCTAAAAGTATTAATAACAATATAATAAGTAATAATTCTGTCATTATAATTAAAAAAGAAAATAGTTATATATATTAATGATAAAAATAGTAATACTCATTTTAATAATAGTAATCATACTTTGTTGTGTTAAACGGTTTCGTGAGTCATTTAATTCTAAAGATATTACTTATTTGAATACTAAGAATGTTTGTAGCATTTTAAAAAATATCGATTACAAATATAATAAATTAGATATAAAGTTACGCCATATCCCACCTGAATATCATGGTAATATTTATAAGTTTTATTGTGATCATTTACTAGATTTCACTAATCTAGATAAGAAATTATTAGGATGGGTTATTGACGCCATGAAATCAAAGCTACCAAAAAACCTATTATTTATTTTTGATTATATTAAATTCGCAAAGTTCCTGAATAATGTAGAAAATGGCTTTCCACACACTAATTATGATGTCATATTTATAACCGACAGTTTTATATCTGAACTTTTAGGATATTATAATAATAACAATATTGATGGTGCTATAGAAAATATTGGTGGTATTATAGTACACGAATGCGTCCATGTTTTGCAGCGTAAGGAACCTGAAGCATTTAATCAATTGTATTCTAATTATTGGAAATTTGTTAAGGTAAGCAAGATTCACAATAACGAATCAATTTCTAAAAAAATCCGATACAATCCTGATGGTCCTGATACTAACTGGGTCTTCTCTTTTAAGGGGAAACACATTTATATATTGAGTTTGTATGATAAGGATGCTACTAATATAGGTCAAGTTAATATAATCGGCATCTATGTTGAAAAAGCTGGAGATTCTTATGTTATCCCGAGCGGTGCAAAACACCATAAATTAATAGATATAAAAGAATTCACCGAGTATTTTGAACACTTATACGGAAATCACTACCATCCAAACGAAATAAGCGCCGAGCTTTTATCCATTTATTACTTAAAGGCGATGAAAATCTCGCACAAAAATTACACAAATATTGGATATAAAAATATGCTCGTTTGGCTGAATAAATTCATTTAATTAATTTCTTATGAATAAATTCATTTAATTAATTTCTTATGAATAAATTCCTCAAGTAATTTTTATAGCTTTGCTGAATAAATTCCTCAAATGAATAAATGCATTTAATTAATTTCGTATGAATAAATCCATTTAAAAAATTGATTTTTAATTTAAATACCATATTATAATTATAATGAGTTCTAAAAAGTGCTATTATTGTAAAGGTAAATTGGGTATTGTGAATTATGATTGTAAATGTACAGAAAAACATCGGTTTTGTGTAAAATGTAGGCTTCCAGAAACGCATGAATGTAACTATGATTTTAAGGCTGACAGTAAAAAAATACTAAAAGCTCAATTAGTTAAAGTTGATTATGAAAAAGTAATTAAACTTTAAAAACTTTTTAGAAAAAAGTTTAAATCAAAAATAAGCTTTTTTCTAAAAAATTTTTTCTATGTTTATATTATAAAATGGTTGGTTTAAGATTGAGTAATAAAATTAGAAAAAGAATATCGCGTAAAATTCGAAAAAATAGTATTAGAGGGTGCAAAAGAATGACCAAAAGATCTATTAAAAAGGGTAAAAGAATGAGTAAAAGATCTATTAAAAAGGGTGGTAAAAGAATGAGTAAAAGATCTATTAAAAAGGGTGGTAAAAGAATGAACAAAAGAGTTATTCACAGACGTAAAACTTTAAAAGGAGGGTTTTTCACGGATTCGCTAGTTGTAAACTTATTAGTATACATCGCTAAAGTTAAAATAAGTTCGGTTATTAATGAGTGTCTTTCATCAACCGACCCATTGCGGGTTGATTATAATAACATATACAGTCAAAAACTTAATAAATTAAAGGGATGGAGATGGAAGGGGGAAAATAGACTCATATTCTATCAGCGTAAGGTTAGGGATATTTATAAAATATTTGATGAGTTTAAGGATAGTTTTGCCGAACAAACCCAAAAATGCGTACTACCTCAACCTGATTTTTTTCGTATTACTAGTAAAGATGTCATCGAAGACAGCAACAAAGTGCCGGGTATTGTTAAACCGCAATACGATGACTTATTCAACGCACTAAACGCTGCAAATGACTCTGCAAATGAGGTCGTGCAAGTGGCAAGGACACCGAACGCGTTGTACCAGCCGTACGTGCCCACCAACACACAAGGGGATCAGGGTCCGATATACGCTGAACCGGGAGCAGTAGTATCATCAGCATCATCACCACGAAAAGCACAATTGGATATACAAGCACGAGCGGTAGTAAACAAAGACAATGGTCCTACTTACTCAGAAATAGATGAACCACCAGAAATAGATGAACCACCAGAGGTAGTATACCAAGCATCAGATGTAGTAAACCAAGGCAATGAAGAAACCTTTGATGGATTTGGTAATAATGCCGAGGTAGTATACCAAGCATCAGATGTAGTAAACCAAGGCAATATAGAAGGTGCGACCTATCTCGCATCTTCTGTCTCAAGTGGGGGGAAAGCAGGCTCGACCAAAGCCGGTGCGACCGTGGCTAATAACTCAGAAAACGCGTGTTTAGCACTAAAGCAAGCTAAACAAAAAATAGACTTTGTCATGACGAAGCTTAAGTGTCCAGGCGCTAAAAAAAACAACATGTACGAAAGCGGTCCGCAGCAGCAGCAGCAGCAGCAGCAGCCCACTGGGTTGTCCGCTCCAATCGCCCCTCCCCCCCTCCTCCCAAAAAAAAAACATCCATGGTGGGTTAATCTAACATACGAACCTACGTACATGAATGTTGAACAACATAATCAATCTTGGTTCCACGATAAACTAGATAGGAAAGGTACAGAAAACACATTATCGAAAAACCAATTCCTGGTCCGTAATGCAAGTAAAAGTGGGGAAGCCAGTAAAAGTGGGGAAGCCAGTAAAAGTGGGGAAGCCAGTTACGTATTCTCGACCAAGTATACAAATACCAAAGGAGAAATCAAACCAACTCATTTTAAAATCTCTAAGAACGACCAAGAGACGTCGACACCTTTCACATCAACAGTGAAATTAAAAGTTGGGGAGGTGGATATGATTAAAGAACTCGAAAGCGATTCCCTGGAGGATATTGTATTTAAAATTTATGAATATATATTAACTCAACGCATTTTACCATATTTCAACCCCATTCTCCGCCCCAATTTTCTGTCAGATCAATTGTTAAATAATGTGCTATTTCGAGGAAACACAGATGATTTGCACTGGTTTACCGCAGCATCACCACCACAGCCAACGGGAAATTTAACTAATCTTCTAACTAAGGGCGGCATGTACTTTGTCTACAAACGCACGGGAGTGAATGATCAATTCGTGTTAATAATCAGAGTGAAACAGGCGAGAGGCAATGGTCATCGATTCATCAGATACTTTATTGGAAAAAAAGGAGGAGTATTCGGAGTGTTTTCCAATAATGTATTGGTGACCCCAAAAAGTGATAATGTGGTGGAAGTAGTTGAACTATTACTTCATATTGCGAAATCGAAATCAAAATATAAAATAGAAAAATACGAGATTGTGACGGAACAATAAATAATAATTATTTCTAGAGAGTTACGGTGCTGTAAATAAGCCTTTAGCGATTAATTTTTTATGATCATTTAGTTGTAGTCAATGTAATACAACAATAAAATCGTGAAATGGGAGTGAAAAGTGTTAAAGAAATTACTAAAGGATCGTCTCTTAGTAATGAAACTTAAACTCTAGTTCATAAAGAAATTATTGAGTGTAGTAATACTTGTGCCTATAATTTTTTGTCTAAATATGATGGATGTCCAAATGTTCAGTCGTCATAAATTATTAGTATTTTTAAGCATACATCTAGAAGTTATAAATCGTGATTTATAGTTATTATTTATTGAATAAAATAATAAATTAAAATTTAATTCTTTTAGAGAACAAGTCGCAACACATATCTTATTATAATAAATTCATTCTAATTTAGTCGTATTTTGAAGTATAATATCACTAACTAATTCTTCTTTTTTATTTAATATGATTTCAATAGCATCAATTAAGGCATCATCTATGCATTCAGCATCTTCTAATTCTAAAAACATATTATTTATTATATTTATTTCACGGTCGCTCCATAATTCTTTAAATTGGAGGAACACCGTGTTTGTTTCTACATCTTTAGTTTTTTTGCTTTTAAAGTTTTGTTTAATATAAGAAATATAATATTCTATAGAATGGGTTATAATAGAATTTTCTTCATAAGAACTCTTGAGCTTTTCTAATCCTTTAACTGCATATTTAAATAAATTTTTAATATCTTCATTATCAGGTTCGTACCATTGGATTGCTTTAAGTATAGGATTATAGATGTTATGAATATCTTCACGATTATCTCCGTTAGACCATCTTATAGTGCCTTGTAAAAGGTGTGGATCATTGTAAGTTATTCTATTATTTTTGATACTTATTTTAGTATTAAAAGGTTTAAATTCAAGTAATCCAAGCCGAATTAAACATGTTAAGGGGTCAATTATAGAATTGCTCTTATTTTCATAGAAAAAGGTATTGAAAAAATTGTAAAATGAACTGCCAAAATATTTTTTAAACATAATAATTAATTATTATTAATTTTTATTTAAATAAAAATTGAATTATATTAATATTTAATAATTATATAAAATGATTATTCCGGTTAGATGCTTCACATGTGGTAAAATTTTGGGAGATAAATGGAATTATTATAAAACAGAATTAGAAAAAATTAAAACATCAAAAGAAGACACCGTCATAAATGTTAATGCCAAAACAATTAAAGCTACACCAGAAGGAAAAATATTGGATAAACTCGAATTAACAAAATATTGTTGTAGAAGAATTATGTTGGGACATGTTGAGTTAATTGATGTAATTTAATTGTTTAAATCAACACATAAATATATTATTATTATATTAATGGATAAACTAATATACTTATTTTTATTATTAATATTATTTGTTAGTTCAATTAATGCTACACTTTTATTGATTTCTGTTTTTTGTTTTGTGGGATTATGCTTATACTTCAAAAAGAAACAATTACTTATTATTGGTTTAGTTATAATATATTGTTTAAGTATTCTTAATAATACTACTGAAAAGTTTCAAATGCAAGACGGAAAAGGATCAACTTTAACAACATCGACACATCACCACGGCAAAGAAGATACTGTAACAACATCGACACATCACCACGGCAAAGAAGATACTGTAACAACATCGACACATCACCACGGCAAAGAAGATAATGTAACAACATCGACACATCATCACACAAAAGATGAAATAATAGAAGAAACCGAAGTTATAGATAGTAATGATAATATAGTGTTATCAGGTGATGATTATAGGGAACTATTTTATGTGTTAAGCAGTTTGTTAGAATCAAAATATTATAAAAATAATAAAGATTCAATAGATTTAATTATAAGTAATAATAGGTCACTTAAAGATGTGTATAATCTTAGTGAAGCAATTCTTAATGTACATAATAATAAAATCTACAATAATTTTTTGGAAAAAATTACATGTATTAAGAAGGGTAAAATAAATTATTTAGATTGCGATAATATTAATTTTAAGAAACTAATGGCTTTTTCAGAGTTAATAAGAATATATGGATTATCAATAGAATTTGTTATCACACTTATTAATAAACATAAAATATATAAAATATGTGATTTAGAACCCCATCTTAGATCTCTCATTAATCATAGTCAATATGGTTATGAGTATAATGGTTTTATGGTGTATTTGAATAAAACAAGCATAAATAATAAATACTATAAATTGTTAGAATTAATTGGGTTAGATAAAAAACTGCATAATCAAAATGCTAAGATACCTTTAAAAGAACGGATGTATAATTATGTAGATAAAAATAAACGAATTTCTAAAGAACTTAATAGTATATTGGTTTCAATGGATTATTATAAAATACTTGATGACACTAGAATAAATAATGAAGAAGATGATTTTAATTTTGATTATTCGTTGTTAAGAAATATAGATTTAAATAGTAATTACTGGAAAGATAATCCATTTTTTAAAAAATACAATGTCAAACATTTAATTATAGAACAGATTAATGAAATGACTAAAGAAGATAAAGATATATTTAGACATGAATTAAATAAAAAATATAGTGCAAGCGATGATGGTGCTAATGGTGCTAATGGTTCTAATGGTGCTAATGGTTCTAATGGTGCTAATGGTGCTAATGGTGCTAATGGTGCTAATGGTGCTAATGGTGCTAATGGTGCTAATGGTTCTAATGGTTCTAATGGTAGAAACGATTATATAGATAGTGAATGTAAAAAAAGTAATGAAATGGAACCATCGGAATATAAAGTAATAAAATATAGTGGTATCACTTCAGAAGCCGATACATTTTTGGAAAAATTAAATTTAAAAAATATTAAAAATGATTTTTCATCTGTTTTTATAAATATTATAAATGACCTAACAAATCTTTACAAGCATAGGTGTAATAATGATTGTAAAAACGATCATCCAACATTTATCAATAAATTCATGTATTATTTTAACTCTATCATTCAAATAATGATTAAGGATGGAAGGATGTTTTATACGGGATTATTTATTATATTTATTTCATTCATTCTATATTTTATTGAATCTTCTAAATAGTCCAAAATTTTTTATAAATATATTTATTAATAATATAAATGGACTATAATAGTGATACATGGAAGGTTATAGATAATTATTTTAATGTTCATAAAAATTATTTAACTAAGCATCATCTGGATTCTTTTAATGATTTTATTTTAAACAAAATACCTCAAACTATTAATCAATATAATCCAAAAATTTTATATAAAGAACTTAACAAAACAACGAATAAATTTAAATATGAGACACATATTTATTATGGTGGAAAAGATGGTACAAAAATATTTATAGGCCGTCCTATAATTTATAAAGATATAGATGGTGTTGAAACTAAAAAAGCATTGTATCCAAATGAGAGCCGGTTAAGAAATCTTACTTATGCTTCGCATATATTTTGCGATTTACACATCGAATATATTATACGTGATGATAGTGGTGAAAACGAAAAAAAAATAGTTAAAGAATTCAAAAAAGTAAATTTGGGACAAATCCCTATTATGTTGCATTCTAAATTATGTTTATTAAGCTCTGCACCATTTGAAACGCGTAAAAATATGGGCGAATGTCCGTATGATCAAGGTGGTTATTTTGTAGTTGATGGTCAAGAAAAAGTAATCGTATCTCATGAACGGAAAGCCGAAAATAAACTATATATTATAAATGCATTAGAGGGAATGTACAGTTATTCGGCACAAATTAAATCTGTTCCAGCAAATACATTTAAATATGCACGAACAACTGTTGTGAACATTAATAAAAATACAAATGTTATCACAATAAGACTCCCGAGCATTAAGAAACAAATTCCATTATTTGTATTATTTAGGGCATTAGGAATAGAATCAGACAAAGAAATAATGGAATACATTCTTTATAAATTGGATGATGAAAAATCTCAATTATTTATGGAAGACCTACAATGTTCTATTGAAGATGTGGGTCCAATTTATAATCAAGATTTGGCATTAAAATATTTAGCAAACTTAACATTAGGAAATTCAATGAGTCATTTAAAAGATATATTGAATAGTGATGTATTTCCGCATGTAGGAGATAGTTATGTTTCAAAGGCATATTATTTAGGTCATGTAGTTCATAAATTATTAAATGTGCTACATAAAATAGACTCTGTTACAGATAGAGATAGTTTTGTATTTAAGCGTGTAGATTTATCAGGTTTCCTATTAGCGAATGTGTTCCGTGAAAGTTTTAAGCAGTTCCAAAGAGACACGAAGATTGCGATTGACTCTGAATACCGATTTAATAGTAGTCAATATCAAGATTTAAATTATCAAAATATTATTAATAGTGATAATATTAAAACTATATTTAATCAAAATGTAATAACGAATGCCTTTAGTAAATCATTTAAAATTGGCACTATTCTAAATAAAAAAGGTCTTATCCAATCATTAAATCGATTATCTAATGTTGGTACAATTTCACATTTAAGAAGAATTAACACCTATGGTGATATGATTATGGACGGTCAACGTAAATTGCATCCAACACAATATGGTATTATCTGTCCTGTAGAAACACCCGATGGTGGAAACATCGGAATCAAAAAGCATTTAACTATTACAGGACATATCACATTTGGATGTGACGCAGAACCTATTATTAAATTATTATTACAGCTTGGAGTAAGGAAACTGGAAAATATTAGACCAAAATATGTGTCTAATAATTGTAAAATATTTATTAATGGTAAATGGATTGGAATACATGAAGAACCTGTTAAATTAACGAAATTACTAAAATTATTTAGACAAAACAGCTATATTAATATTTTCACATCAATTGTATTAAATCACAGGTCTTTAGAATTATCTATTCTAACTGATGGTGGGCGTTGTTGTAGACCATTATACATTATGGAAAATAATAAGTTGTTAATAAATAAAACGCATGTTGAACGATTAAATAATCAAATAGATTGGTATAATTTGGTAGGTGGATTTCACACTAAAAAAACAGACTATTATGATTGTATTTACAACTGTCCAACCAAAGTAGATTTATCTAATTTTGACACATTAGATGCTGATTTAAAAAAAACACGATCAGTTGTAGAGTTTGTCGACACAGACGAAATGACTCAAAATTTGTTATGTAATGATTACAGCAAGATAGATTCAGGTGAATCATATTCACATTGTGAAATCCACCCTTCATTAATAATGGGAATTTTAGGGTTCACCATTCCGTATGTTAATACAAGTCAAGCTCCTCGTAATGTTTATGGAACAGGTCAAACAAAACAATCAGTCGGTGTTTACACCAGTAATTTTAGGAATCGTTTTGAAACAAGTGCTCACCTACTTCATTATCCACAGAAGCCACTTATAACAACACGGTTAAGTAAATACGCTTTTATAGACAAATTGCCTACAGGTATTAATGCGATTGTGGCAATCGCATCCTATTCAGGATATAATCAAGATGATTCTGTCATCATTAATAAAAGTTCGGTTGAGCGTGGTCTATTCGCGTCATCCTATTTTAAAACATACGATGATAAAGAAATCATTGATAAACGGGTACAATCACAAGATTTCTTTTACAATCCAAATGACGAAGAAAATAGTGGGGATGTGTCTAAGAAAGCCGAATACAATTATAATACTGTCAATGAAAATGGTTTAGCAACCGAAGGAGACTATGTTAATGACAAAGACGTTTTAATCAGTAAATACACTAAAGTTGGTAGTGGATCTTCGGCTTCTCTAAAGGATGAGAGTGTATGTGTAAAGATGGATGGATATGGTGTTGTAGACAAAGTCTTTAGTGATTATTATAATTCAGATAAACAAAAAATGGCGCGTGTTAGAATTTGTACTTACAGAAATCCGTCATTAGGGGATAAATTCGCTAGTCGGCACGGTCAGAAAGGTGTTATTGGGTTAATGTTACCACAAGAAGAAATGCCATTTACTAAAGATGGTATCGTTCCAGATATTATAATTAATCCGCATGCGATTCCAAGCCGAATGACTTTGGGACAATTAATAGAATGTGTGATGGGAAAGGCATGCTCAATGATAGGAGCTTACGCTGATGCAACACCTTTCACTAATATTGACAACAATGAAATATTTAATATATTAGAAAATCGTTGTGGGTTTAATAGACACTGTGACGAAATACTATACAGTGGTATAAACGGAAAACAATTGTCGTCAAAAATATTTATTGGACCTACCTACTACCAACGTCTTAAACATATGGTTAAAGATAAAATTAATTCTCGCGCTACAGGGCCATTGTCGTTGAAAACACGACAACCGCCATCAGGTCGTTCAGCTGGTGGTGGATTAAGAATTGGTGAGATGGAACGCGATGCTATATTATCACATGGCGCATTACAATTCTTGAAAGAAACGATGATTGAACGGTCAGATAAATATTCCACATATATAAGTTCTTATAGTGGTATGACATCTATTATTGACCCTTCTAATAATAAACATGTGTGTCCATCTGTTAGTGGACCACTTGAATTTAATGAGGAGATGGAGTTGCAGACTGATAATAGTAGTTGTGATATAGTTAAAGTTAATATTCCATACAATACACATTTAATGATTCAAGAATGTAATGCTATGGGAATATCTTTTAGATTAATATTAGATAAAGAAGGAAATTATGAACGTATAGATGTTCCAACTAAATCTAAGAACTTTGAGTTACAAGATGTGGATAAACGCAAATTTCTTTTAGGTAAAAAAGAACAAAAGAAAAAGAAAATGATTCCAAAATCCAAGAAAAATAAAGAAAAGTTCTTTACACAATTAAATAACAATAAAGTTATAGTGTTAAATATAATTGATAGTGTATCCAAAAAAGATATTCAACTCTTATTTGAATCTGTTGGACCTATATTTGACCTAAAAATGAATAAAGATAACACAGCAATAATAGTTTATACAAATGATGAACACGCAAAACAAGCAATAAATGATTTAAATAATGTATTGCTTGACAACCAACGTATAGTTGTTTCTTTGTATGTGCGGGATTACAATCTTCCATATTTAGAACCATTAGATTTAACGAGTGAAGCAGCTCCATTAGCTTATGGAAGTAATGGTTGGGTAAGTCAGGTGCCTTATAATTATGGTGATGAAGAATATGTTCCACATTCTCCTAAATTAGATTCTTCTGGTGCCGGTGCTGGTGCTAACGCATCTACACCATCTTACGAATCATATTTGCCTCAATCACCAGATTACACACCTCAATCGCCAGATTACGGTGCTAAAACACCAGATTTCAGCGTACAATCGCCAGTATTTGATTTAACACAAGACAGTTCAAAAGTAGAACAATATGATTATGGTGATGAAATGCCCGCAGAATATGGTAGTCCAATAGATAATAAATTTAAAGGTTCAGTTATTGATTTTGATGCTCCAAGTCCAGATTACACCCCCCCTAAATCATTAGCAGATGACAAACAAAGTAAGTCATTAGAAGGTGGAAGTATTAGTGAAACATCCGATGATGATATTAAACATATTAATATAGATTTTAATAAAATGATTGATAGTAAACAGAAACAAAGTGGGGGAGGAGGTGGAAGTATAGATTTTGGAGAAATAAATTTAAGCAACGATAATTTATTAAGTGACGATGGATTAGTAGGGTCACACACAGAAGATTTAAGTAATATTGATGCACCTACAGATTCATTAAGTGGTGGTTCGGGTGAATTGAATTTTTCTGATTTAAATTTAACTGAATCTTTAGATGCTGTTAATTTAGAATCAGGTTCTAATGGTGGAACAGTCTTAAATGAAGTAAATTTAACTGATTCTTTAGATGCTGTTAATTTAGAATCTGGTTCTAATGGTGGAGCAGGCTTAAATGAAGTAAATTTAACTGAATCTTTAGATGCTGTTAATTTAGACTCTGGTTCTAATGGCGGAGCAGGGTTAACTGATGTTAATTCAGCTGATACAACTAATTTAATTGATAATATAGAAATTAATTTAAATGAAATTAAATTATAATAATTATTAAATAATTATTAAATAATTTATTTAAAATATAAAAATTATTTTCTAAGTATATTTTATAAAATGAAAGCAGTTAAGATGAACTTAAATATGGATGTTGTCAATTGTGTATTACTTGTTGTTATTTTAGCACTTGTTATCTACTGTGTTGTTAAACAAAATGAAGAACATAAACCATAATTAGATTAATTAATCTGCGTGTATGCACTTTTAACCTTATTTTTTTTTACATATTTTGTTGTAACAGTACTACAAGATAATATTATTACTAAACTCATAATGATTAATGAATAATAAATAAATGCGATGTTACCAATGATCCAAAATACTAAAGGTGGACTAAATAATAATACATTTATAATTGTAAGAATAATAGCTTTCTCTTTAGTGCGTTCTCTCATTCCATCTCCATTACCAATAGATGGAATATCAAAATATTTATCTATAATTTGTTTTGCTATATATGATATATAAAACATGGATGAAAACAATATGAAGAATAATCCCATTATTAGAAAAAAATTTAATAAGGAACACATATAATTAAGCTGGCTACTACTTACACATTCAGTATTATTATAAAAACACTGAGTATTTATATTACAGGTTCCACTATTATTAACATTATATAGACTATGAGTTACACTATAATTCCCTAATAGATTCGTATTAGTTGTAGTATTACACCATTGACATAAAGGATTATCGATACAACTACTTAATGAATTAAATTGTTGACATACATGCGCATTACCTTTAGTGGCAAAACTTGCAAAAATTAGATACAAATACATTTATTTAAGATAATGTAATTAATCTTTAGATAAACTTTTAAAAAAAGTTTTAACAAAATCTAATCTTTTTTTTAATTTTTGGTCAACCTTTTTCTTAAAAAGGTTCTTTTTCTTAATATTATTTTCTATGCTTATAGTATAAAAATGGGAAGATTGAGTCGGAAAAATTTGCGTTCAAAAAAACGGAATATTAGGTCAATTCGTAGAATAAGTTTAAGAAAAAGAAAAGGTAGAATAAGTAAAAAAATGAGAGGAGGAACCAAATATAGAAAAAGAAGACGTAGAATAAGTAAAAAAATGAAAGGTGGTTCTGGTACTCTTGATTTGTCTAAAGTAACACCCCTAATTGAAACACAAATAACTTCTTATCCTATAAATAGAAGAGGATACAGGACATGTCCTCCTAATATTAGTTTATTTGGTAGAACACCATCACCAATAAATTATGAGTTATTAATATCAGTGGATAATAATAAACCTGATGAAAAGAACGTAATTACACAATTACACCCAAACGGCAACCCATCAAAAATATATATTTCATCAACAGCTATAGTACCTCCAGGTACAGGTACAGGTACAGGTACAGGTACAGGTACAGTCAGAGAACAAGCAATTGTTTTATTGAAAGATAGGAATCCAGTTAATATAGAAGGGGGATGTTTTCATTCTTCATTTGGTGAAGATGATGGTAACGGTAAAAAATTATTCCCTATTTTGAGTAAGAAAAAGACAGAAACATGGAAATATATGGAAGACACAAATGTTGAAATAGCACCTTACGAAAAACAATTTTTGAACAGTTTGCTGTCCGACAAGGGGGACCCTACTGTCCTTCCTACTGTCCCTCCTAATGTATGTGTATTTACTCCATATACTCCAATGGTTATATTAGGGAAAGCTGGCAGCTCAGTATTAAAAGATATTAATTTTATACATGCTATAGGACAAGCAGGAGATTCACCTACACAAGTTGATATGGCTTCTATATTATACGGATATTTAAAAAAAAAAAAACAAGGGTATACATTAACAGAATTAAAAACAGATATACACAATATTAATGCAGTAATGAATGCAATTCCGGATCATCACAAATTTAGTTTTAGTGATTGGAACACTATAGGCGATGCTATTAAAGCACTACACAATTTAAAATTAAATGTCAATACTCAAACGTTAGGAGTACCAACAGAAGTACCAACAGAAGTACCAAACAAACTGTTAAATGCTTATTATACTTTAATGAAACCAAATATATTTAAAATGGATGGTCGCTCAGATGAAGAACATGCAACATTTAAAGAATTGGAAGGAAAAGCAAATGCAGTTATTGATAAATATATTAAGAAACTCGAAGGAGACGATACTAATGATGCTCCTACTGCTCCTACTGCTGCTCCTACTGCTGCTGCTGTTGATATATCAAAAGGTCTGAATGAAGAGGATTTAACCGATTCATACTTATCTTACGACATTTTTAAAAAAATATATGATTTTCAAAAACATATGATAACTATGTCTTTAGACTTATTAAAAAATAAAGACCCGTCTCTAAGCTACGCACAAGCTGCTGCTGCCACTCCTAATACTCCTAATACTCCTAATACTCCTAATACTCCAAATATAAAGGCAATATTTTTAACTGGTGTTGGAACAGCAGCGTTTGGGTTTCCACTATATAGTAGTGCATATAAGAAAGGTTATAATCTATATGATAAAATAAGAAAGAACATATTAGAAAAAATGAAGTTGACGCCTAAATTTGAAACTAAATCATTATTTGGTTGTGGTAGGTATGGAAACACTAAATATTTAGGGACATATAAAGGAATTCATGTATTCGATGGATATACCTTTAATAATCCATTATTTAAAGGGAATGATGCTAATATTTTTAATAAAGGTGGATTTATTATAAATGATAATGATTGTGAACCTTTTAGTGTGGACATAGGAACAGTGATTGAAAAATTACCAAAAGAAACAAAAATAATAAGATTGGAAGAATGTTGTTTTATGAATGCGTGGGATCCATTGTCTAATGGTGGGAATGGAAATTATGGTGATGAATCATTAGATGGTTTTATAGGTTCAGTAACAGATATTGCTTTCAGATGTAATCCATCTTTATATCCTGATGAATCAATCCATTATGTAGCTTATAACAAAACGTAAATAATAGTTTTTGATCTAAACTTTTTTCTAAAAAGTTTCTTTTTTGGTCTAAGCTTTTTTCTAAAAAGTTTCTTTTTTGGTCTAAGCTTTTTTCTAAAAAGTTTCTTTTTATTTTTGATCTAAACTTTTTTCTAAAAAGTTTCTTTTTATTTTTGATCTAAACTTTTTTCTAAAAAGTTTCTTTTTTGGTCTAAGCTTTTTTCTAAAAAGTTTCTTTTTTGGTCTAAGCTTTTTAAAAAAGCTTTTTAGTCATCAAGCTCTAATATAAATTTGAGGAGTTTATCGCTCCATCCGTAATGGCATCCATTAGGTTTAGAATTTGGAACATTACGGTTTGTAATGTTATTTTTGTGCGAAATTGAAACTATGATTTCTTCCCATCCAAGCTCTTTAAACAACGATAAATCTGTTGAATTAAAGAGTGTTTCACATTCATTAATGTTTTCATCATCAAATTTAATGGAATCTGTTAATATATTTTTGTAAAAGCATAGAGTAGCTGGTGAAACCGATGTTCCAAGGCTTGAATACAGCGCTGGTGCATTCATGTAAGAAATTACCTTATTAATCGCCAAGCTAGCAAGATACCGTGTTCCTACAATATTTTTACTATTATTTATTAAAGCATTAACACGTTTAGTCACACTTTGTGGAAAATAGTAATCATCGTCATCCATAAATACAATAATGTTTTTTGTTGCTTTAGAGCAAGCCCGATTACGTGCTTCACCAATCGTAATTTGACTATTATCGTGAATATATTTAATATTGAGATCACGCATTTCAGCTTCGTCTGGAAGCATATCTGCCACTTTTTCATCATCGTTGCTTGTGTCGTATACTACCCATTCCACTTTATTACGTGGATAATCGCAAGTGTTAAAGTTGTAAATCGCCAATTTAAACAAATGTTTTCGATTGTGTGTTAATGTGACAATACTTACATTTGGTAGCTCATCGCTAACAACGTCATTAGACTTTTGACTAGGATTAGACCGCACTTTATTCATGAATGGCGACAATGCATTTTTAAATAAATCGTCACTAATACCATGATTCCGTAATGCATTTTTACGATTATTTTCTCCCATCTTAGTAAGTGTATTTTCGCTGGTCTTAAGCACTTTTTCTACATTAGCCTTAAGATCATCAGTTGAATAATCATATTTAGAACCTAGTAAATTGCTGATTTTTTTCTTTTTGCCTTTCAATGGAAAACAATCTTCGGCATTCACTATTTCACTCATGGGTCCCCCATTAACATATAATGGAATTGATTTAGAAAGTGCACATTGATTAATAGTGTGACTGTAGCTTTCAATTGAGCTTAAACAAAGGTGGACACCGCATCGGTTATACAAATTTTCAAATTCATTTTGTGTTAGTTTGCCTAAATAATTTAAATTATCTTGTTTCTTCTTAAAATTAAATAAACTACCATTTATAATATTTAGTGTTGGGTAATGCGGTTCCCACGAATCTATTATTTGCTGATAATTAGTGAATTTATCATTATAACAATATAAGAGGAATTCATCAAATTCTTTATCAACTGAACTGTACATATCGGTACTACGCCATCCAACATAGGCTATCTTTTCTGCCGAAACATAAGTTTTAAACATCTCTTCCATGTATCGCGTTTTAACTAAAATTAGATCAAAATTATCTAAATGTTTAGTCCATTCCTTAAAGAATGAATTTTGACTTGGAACACATATATTCGCTTTGGCATAATCATTTAAAACGTTGTTGATGCAGCCAAAAAATATATTAATAGATGCTTTTTCACATTTAAAATTATTGACATTCACAAGTTTAATGTCTACTTTATCCTTTAGTTTCTTAAATAAAAACGACATAATATTAGCATCTGTGGTGGAATCCAAGTTATCTTCATTCACAATAAAATTAATTTTCATAGTGGTAAATAAATTCTGCTAAAATTCTTTAAATTATTTTTAAATAATTTATGAAAATAAAAATTTAAAAATTTATGATTTATAATCGTTTACATGTTTTTTAATATCTTTAATTGTTTGTTCATCTATTGGAGCACTTATTTTTGGTTTACCATTATCATCTTTAGAAACTGTTACTCCTAATTCATTAGCTTTAGTAATATTTGTTGGACTATCATCAAAAAATATAATACGTTTAAGACTGTCATTAGTAATGTCATTAAAAACATCAACACATATTTTTTTGAGTTGTGGATTTTTATTTCTGAGTGTATCAAACCCATCTTCAATAGAGTTTCCTTGAAGGTCGTTAAAATCACCTGGTGTAGTTATATAAATGTTGTCTGCATAGTGTGTTTTTTTTTTCCATCCATCATATTTATCTAGATGATTTCCAAGATAATTTAATACCCAATATATAATATCACGTCTTCCAAATGAAGCAATAGCTATTAATACATGTTTTTGTTTATTTAGAAAATTAAATAGTTCTAAAATTTTTGATTTGTTTAGACCAAAACCATATGAATCCCCAAACAATATATCATCAGTAAAATTAGAGGATGTTATATTAGTTTTTAAATATTTACTTAACCAATGTCCCTTCATTAAACAATTGTCAAAATCAAATGCTACTACACATTTATATTTTTTAGAAAATAAGTTCTTACCACCTTTCCTAGTAATGTATGGGAGTTTAAGTGACTTCCCCACTACAATTCGGTTAAGTCCTATGTTTACTTTTCCACAACCAAAAAATTTTTTATTTTTATATGCAGGTTTTACTTGATGTTCTTTAACTTTAGGTGTACCAAGACACATTTTATGATTAATGCCATTATTACTATTACACATTATGCTTCTTTTTCTCAAAGTTCTTCTTTTTCTCAATCCACCACGAATTGACATAACTTTTCTTCTTGTTAAACGTAATTTTCTCATTTATAATATTAATATAGAATAATTTTATTCAGTTTATTTAAAATAAGTTTATGTTTTCTCATTATTAACTTCGTCAATTAAACGATTTACCATATCATTATCTTCACCTATAGTTTCATTATTAGAGTCTTCTTCATCACTATTTATTTTTGAGTGTATCGCATATATTTATGGCGTCTTCAACCAAATCATGTTCAAACCCTTTCTTTTTCAAGAGTTCAAGGGTGAGGTGTTTAAGAGCAAAATATTAGACGAATTTAATACCAATCTTCAACGGCAGCGAACAATTTTATGAACTAATAATCCCAAAATTTTTAGTTGAAGCATTTAAAATTAAAATATCAAGTCCAATGGATGGATAAACCTTGTTGAGGTATACAACAAATTATCAGCCCATTTGTATTTAAGTCCGATTATATTCTGCTTCATTTTTATTATCTAGTAAATCACTAACTTCATTATGAATCTATATTTTCCTCATTAATTATAGAATTTAATTTCATAGTGGTAATTAAATTCTTTTAAATTATTTCTAAATATATTATAAATGCGTTCCAAAACAAAGTTCAACAAAAAGCGATTTAATTCTAGAAAAAGAATTAATAAAAATGTAAGAAAAGGGTCAAGAAAAAGAATTCATGGTGGATCAAACAAAAGTTTAATAAAACTTAAGAGACGTAAAGTAAACTCTCGGAAACAGAGAGGTGGTCGATGTTTGAATAAAGATAAAAATTGTCTACGTCTCGCAATATTGATTGGCAAATATATTCCGAATTGGACCGTGAACCCTCCAGGTCATAGTAAGTACGAGAAGAAAGCATCATTACAAACTCAATTTATAGATAAATTAGACAAATTATTAACTTCATGGATAAATACATTAGAGAATTTAATGATAAATAATAACACCAAGGACCTCGCTATACAAATATATAATTTTGTTGATATTGTTGCTAATGATATAGATATAATGAATAAATGTGGTGGAAAAAAATTGAAATACAACAGGGATGAAAAATGTAAGAAAGAAACTGATGATAACATAATAATAGGCCATATTAAAACACTTGTCCACCCCATCCAAGCAACCGAATCTCGGGCCGCCACCGCAGATGAGGTGGTGGTAAATATAAAAAAAGCTTTGGGCATTTTTGATCCTATTTATTTTGAATTAGAGAGCAACGGTCCAACCTACGCATCGCCATATGTGGCGGGCGCCTCCATGGCTTTTGGTGCGCTACAGCCAAACCCAGATGAGCAGTCCGCTTCAAATGGGGATGGTGAAATTTCTGAGGTGCCGACGTACGAAGCAGTCCCTGATGCGAAGGTGGCGGCGGCGGCAAAGGCGGCGGCGGCAAAGGCGGATGCGGCGACGTACCAAGCAGTCCCTATCGCGAAAGACGAAATAGTGTTCGTCCCGGAGATGAGAGGTGCGGAGATATTTAGCCCTGGCATAGTATCGCTAACACAAAATAAAACGTTTGAGGAAGTAGAATTTGAAGACGAAATGGAAAAAAAAATAAACGCTTTTATCCCTGGACATCTAAAACAATTTTATCATGGTAAATTTAAAGTAAACAGGAATCAACAACACACATTTATAAAAACACAGGATACATTCATGAAAGAGATACCACACCCCGGCAGTTATTTTTTTATAAGATATAATAATACATTAATGATAATATGGAAGGGGAAGGGGGAAAAACACTTACGGATGACCCTTAGTATACCAACGGGAGACGAAACGGAATTCAAATGGACAAATAATAAACAAGAAAGAACGTATACAAATGCCACAGAATGGTTGGATGATTTAAACTTAAAATATCCTGTCGATATAATGGGTGACCCTTGCTGTGGAATAAACAACATTATTTCAAAATTTGAATTTATGTAGAGCTTATTATTTTGTTCTTATACATCATTATCTGAAGCATTACCACTATTTGAAGCATCTACATCATTCCGATTAGATTCTACTTCATTAACTTCATTAACTTCATTAACTTCATTAACTTCATTAACTTCATTAACTTCATTAACTTCATTAACTTCATTAGAATCACTATTAGATTCTACTTCATTATTTTCATTATCTGACGTAATTAATTCTTCATCAGCTTCAACTACAGAATCATCAGTATTAGCAGATTCATCAGCATCATCTAATTCATTAGCTTTATCTGAATCATTATTATTTATTTTTTTGAGTGTATCGCAAACATTTAGGGCGTCTTCAACCAAATCATGATCAAATCCTTTCTTCTTCAATAGTTCAAGGGCGATGTGTTGATCGGAAGCACCACATTCAAGTTGATAAGGGTAAACAATTTCATTTTCAGCATTTCTGCTTATAGGTATTTTGTAGTTCTTATAGTTTCCACCTTTTTCTAAATTTGTTAAATAATTAAAGTGGGTTGTTATGACAGCAATCGAATTATCATATTCAGCTAATTTATTACAAATAGCATAAGCTCCTGATATACCTTCTTCAGGATTTGTGCTGCTAAATATTTCGTCCATCACAATAAATGAAAATTCTTGTTCCCCAAGTTCTTTAAGTTTGTTAAGATGATTCCGTGCGCGGTGCATTTCGGCTTCAAACAGCGATTCTTTATTTTTACAATCGGGAATATTAAGGTAAGTGTTAATTAAGGTCATCGGTGTAATATACGCTTCTTTAGAAAATGAAATACCGAATGTTTGTGAAAATAATAATGATAAACTCATCGCTTTAATAAAGGTTGATTTTCCGCCGGCATTAGGACCCGTCAGCACTATATTATTTGGATTCTTCGCAGAGCCACCTAACTCTACGTTGTTACAAACCACTTCAGCATTTGATTTATTTTTAGCTAAATAGGGATGCCATAAACCACTAAGTTTAATATGGGGTTTAACATTAGATTCATACCGAGTATAGCATATATTGTAATTCTTATCATTAAAATCACGCACCAAAGAGACAATTGATAAATAGGCATCAATTTCTCCTAACATATTAAAATAAGTCTTATATTTTTCAACAAAATTTTCGGTTTCTTGAATTTTCCTATAACTTACTAATACTTTTCCTTTATTAGAAAGCATAGAAGCATCTCCCTTAAATAATTGATTATCAATACATTTATCAAAAAAATCGACTTCATCATGTTTAAATATCTCTTTAACTAATTTAAATACTTCTTGACATTCAGTCATAAAAGTATTAAGCTTGTATAATTTAGTGTGTAACACATTAATAATTTTGTGATTACTTTTGGCGGCTTTAATAGTGTTCATAAAATTTTGGAAATAGATTATTATAGAAAGCATAACTGAAAAATATTTAGTTATAGTACTATTTTTAGATCCTGAAAATATATTGAATCCACCTAATATACTGACCTTAAAAATATCAAGATATGTTTTAAAACTAAATTTTACTCCTGCAAAGAAATACAAATACAAATATGGTAGTATAAAAAATACTATTGGTGAAACTATACCATAAATAGGAGCAAAAAATATGGTAAACATTGAGTAAATCGACATAATGTCTTCATTAGTGTTAAGCATTGATAAATATTTGTTTGTAAAATAGACACTATCAATTAATTTTAATTCTTCAGGATTACGTTCTCTTAATAGCCACATTACATCTTCTTCTAAATCCTTAAGTTTAACCAATTTTTCATTGAGTTTTAAAATTAATTCTGTTGATATTTTATTTAAGATATTTTGCCGATTCTTAAGAATGCTAATATCTTTAGTTGGATTTTCAAGCATATTTTTAAGATGGATTGATCCAAATATAGTGTGTGTTTTATTTATAACATTAAATATAGAATTTTCTAATGAATCACCACCTTTAAATACTTCTAAATCATCAAATACATTTTCGGCGGCGACTGTTTGTTCTTTTTTAAGTTTAACTATAGAATTAATGATTTCTGTATTTTTTTCTAAAGATACTTTAGAATTTAAAAGTTCATTTACAGAAGGCTCATCTTTCTTTTTATTCGTTAATCCAGATATTTCACATTTATCCATTAAATCTTTAGGAAGCATATTACAAATATTAAACATTTAGATACATAATATTAAATAATTTAAGAAATTATACGAATAAAAAAATTGATTTAAATAATTATTAGTATTAATATTTAATATGTTTGAAGATAATGATAATGTATATTTAATTAAAAAAATGGATAATGAAAGTAATAAATTTCATTTTACAAAATGTAAATTCTTAAGTAATAGTTTTAAATCACAATCACACAAAAATAATGGATCCCATTTAAAAATGGACTACCATTTAAAAATGGCTAATATTTATGCAAATAATAAATTAAATAAATGTGTTTATCATGAATCAATAATGACAGAACTAAATAAAATTATTTCTTAAGGATACACTGTTTATCAATATTAAAAGTTTTACACTTGGTATTTTTTGGTACAATACTGATAACACACTTTGATTTTTTACCGTATAATGGTTTAACACACCCTTTTTCTTTTACTTTAGTATTCTTATTCTTTTTAGAATGTTTATTCTTTTTAGAAGCTTTTCCAAGACATCGTGATCTAAACATTTCATATCTAAGTTTAACATCTTCGTAAGATAAATTAGATTTTTTTCCTAACATCCGATTAATTTCTTCATGCAGTTCATACAACCATTTAGATAATGATTCTCTATTCTTCATAGTTTTCATAGTTAAAGGTACAGATTTAATATTTTTGACATAGTTTTCACGACAATATCCGCAAGGCAAAATATTCTTTAAGGACATAAAGAAGTCATAATAATTTTTCTTTTCTAATTTACTGGGTTTTACAGGATAATTAAAACTTATAGTATGAAGCGAATGCCATAAACTGGGACCCCATACTGAGGTAAGCATACCATCGCCACTATTAAAATCGTTTTCATTAAATGGATTCTTCATTAATATTTAGACAGAAAGTTTTTTTTTATATCATAATATTAAATGAAAGGATTTAAAAAAAGTTTTGGACGATTATTTAAGTTGCCAAAAAATGCTAAATTATCTAAAAATAATAACTATTTAAAAAAATGTCAGAAGGATCAAGAAAAATTTAAACCTCTTAATAAAACAAAGCGAAAAAGAACCAATAAAACAGGGTGGTGGTTTAAATTTAATAAACGAACACATCGGAAAAAACAGAAGCGTCGTGCATGTTACTAAAATAAACTTTTTAGAAAAAAGTTTTAACAAAAATAAAATAAACTTTTTAGGAAAAAAAAACTTTTTAGAAAAAAGTTTAGACAAAAAAAAAACTTTTTAGGAAAAAAAAACTTTTTAGAAAAAAGTT